GAGCTTCTAACCACTTTATAGCAGTATGATTCTCTGCATATACAAAATTATATAGGACTTTATAAGATTTCAACAAATTGTCTATCCATTTTCTACCTTTTCTTATTAGTTGTATTTTATATTTTTTATTACTAAACAACTCATCAGTACAAATCATAAATATACAACCATCTTGACGTACTCCACATAACCCCATAGGTTGATCTTCGTCACCAGCTATTGTTAATATTGTTTTACCAAATAAATAAGATAAACGTAAGGCATCTTCTGGATCTTGTCCTGTCTGATATAAACCTTCTAATCTATCCATTTGTCTCATGTTTTGACATACATAATTAAGATCTGATAGTTTTGATTTTCTTAAATATCCCATTAAATTCTTCTACTCCTCATATGAAATACTCCTTCATATTCTGCACTAGCTAACAAGGTAGGTAAGAATGTATTGTTTTTCACATCAATATTTACTCTATCTGATTTGCTCATAATAGGCACTTTAAATGTCCCTGTATCTAAATTGATCTGACCAATAGAAGCAGAAGCAGCACCAAGCAAACGACCAGTAAATTTATGTAGAGATGTATCTCTATTCTCAGGTGTCACTTCTACTTGAAAGAAACCAGAATCTTCATACTTAAGATAAAAATGATGTATTTGTAATCGACCACTTATAAGTTCAGTAGCATCACCACTACCTCCTGTTAATCTTTGCTGGCTAAATCTATAGTGCATTTCATAAGGTTCACCAATAATAAATTTACTATTTCTAAAATCTCCTGTAGCTGTAATTGTAGAAGTAGAACCATCAGTAGAATTTGTAGTTTGTATTGCTTGACCAGCTATTAAATCTTTTTCAACTCCATTAGAATCTATAAATTTACTTTGTTCTCCACTAGCCAAATACCTACCTATAACACTCATGTTATTTCTTAACCTATAAGGAACTGTAAAGGTAGAAAGATTAGTATTAGCCACATAAGTAACAGATACACCAGTAGTTGCTTCAGTTACTTTATGATCTAAATGAAATTCAAACTCTGCATTAGGTTCTCTAAAATTAGTTTCAAATGGTATTTTTTCTAGAGTAACACCATTAGCTTCTTCTATTACCAGTATTAAATCAGTACCAATAAAATCAATATTTAAAATAGATCTATTGCTATTTATTGTAAAAGTGTACCAAGCATTTAAAGCTTTACTTACTCCTTCTCCATATAACCATCTGTTTACATATAACTTATTTGGATTGTCTGTACCTAATAAAACAAGAACATCTTGATTGTTTGATACTGCCATTTTAAAAATTCCACTTGGAATTAATCTTGGTACATGAATAGTTGTGTTTACAGCATCTTGTATTTGTTGATTACCTACAGTGATATATTCTCTTATACCTGCAAAAGAACCTTTTTTAGTTAAAAAATAAATAGAAGAACCTGAACCTACAGGTTGTGCAGCAGCATTACTTTCAAATTCAGTTTGTACAAGTACGTTAGCTGTTGAAGGTGTAAGGTTGTCTGCTGAGCTTGATAAAACAAATTGCGTTTGTTCAGAAAATAATATAAGTTTTTCTCCCATAGTTACTGCGTGTTTTAAAATTGCAACTTTTGTATGAGATGCAGCTACGTCTATAGGTTCAGTATCTAAAACTGATATAACTGTTTCTGGAAAGAAGTTAAAAAACTCTGATACTGTTGAAAGAATTACATTATCACCTGCTAAAAATCCAAGTCTATTTCTAAAAAAGAATACGTTATTAATAGTATTACCAACAAAAGAAGGGTTAGGTGCTGATACTGTATCACCTACAGTTCTTTCACCCCATTTTGGCAAGTCATAAGATGTAGTTGTACCGCTAATTGTAACGTTATAACTATCACCATCTACCCTTGCAAATCTAAAATCACCATCTGCTTGACGTATAAGAACGTGTGGCATTTTATCATAGTTAAATTTAAAAGGTATGCCAGCTTCTACTGTCTCTTCCCATTGCCCTTCTTCAAAATCATTACCATTGTTAGTCTTAAATTTAACGTAGTAATTATCAAAACTTGTACTTTCATCACCAACAACTTCTACAACATATCCGTTAGGTGACACATTAGGAAGATCAGTAAATTGTTGTACTGTATTTTTTATAATTGTCATCTTAGTATTGCCTTGAGTATCAGTACCATCTATTGAAAAATCACTACCATCAGTTTTTTTTATATGAATAACAGGACCATTTCTAGCGATAGTAAATCCTGTAAGACCAGAAGTTAATCCACTAGCAAGATCAGTGGCTACAGTATCAGTCGAAAGAGGATCATTGCCAGTAGTGTCATCTGTAACTGTTACACCATCTACAGTGACAGAGTAAGTTGTTTTAGATGTTGCTTGGTTTATAAATATAATTGCTTGAGTTATATTACTTGCACTATTGGATAAAGTAGTATCCATTGCAGTTGTAATACTTGTATTAACAACAAAGGTAAAGTCAGCAATAGTTACAGTCTTAATAACACTTCTTGGATCAGAAGTATTTAAGTAAGTTGTACCATCAGGTTTGTTTACAGTTTTTTCTGTACCATCTAACTCATAAACTTTGACATTACCATTACTAAATACTGCTACATACTGTTCATTAGCATCTCTATTTATAGTTTGAATATGAACATTACCAAGAGTAGAATTGCTAATCGTAGCTAAAAACTGTGACCCAGACCTTTTTGTAAGACCAAGAACAGGGTTGCTATCAGCATTGTCTTGAATATCAGCGTGATCTGCTTGCTTCAAAGCATCAGAAGATTGCGATATACCTCTCAATAATGTAGGTATAGCTCTTGATATAACACTCATAGTTATCTAATTAAAGCATTAGAAGGATTGTAAGTATCAAAGATACTGGTAAGAGAAGGATCTCCTCTTAGTATATTGTGATCTCCATTTGCTAAGTCTGTTTCCATCAATATTGCTCTAGCTCTTTGTTCGTCTTGTTCTGTATAAGTTCTTAATGCTTGATCGCTTACAAGCCTGTCAACAAATTTTCTTGCAGCCTGTATGTTTATATAATGTCTAGCTGGTTCTGGTATTTCATCAAAATCTCTAAAATAAACAACAGTGCAAATCAAGTCTTCATCAAATTCAAACTTATTATTTTGCCTGTCATACAGTTTTAAACCACGTTGTATAGGGTCAATGGTTGGGTGTTGATGAATATTAGCGTCTACTCTCAATACGTTTGTAGGAATGTTTATTTGATTAGATCCATTTCTTGAAAGAGGTACATCAATCTCTGTATTAAAAGACCAACCTTCTGACTGAACACTTTTATTTACTTCGTTAAGAGTTGACTGAGCAATACGAGCATCAACAGGAAGAGTACCGATAAGACTATTTATAGGTGCTTCTCCTATAGCAGCCAGCATTATGTTGATACATTCAAGTTCAGTGGTTGCAGCTACAGCCATTAGTTAGTACCCCTTTTTTTTTATTTTAAGTGAGTCTCTCCCACCTTTCTTTTTTTTCTTCATCATTTTGATTTTTTAATTTTTAAAGATTTCCTGTTTTTTTTAGACACCAAAGTCTTTAATTCAGTTTCGGTAATAGTTTTACTTTTCATAATTAAAATTTCTCATAACGATATTTATAACCACCATAGTCATTATCTAATCTGTTGACTTTGTTCATAGCTCCTTTTAAAGTTTTTAGAGGTTGCCCAACATATACTTTTGTTTGACCAATACCACTGCTAACAAATCCTGTCGAATCAGTGTAAAAAAATACTCTATAAGGCATAGGCATAAAAAAGGGTATCTAATAATAAGATACCCTATAAATTGAAATTAAGAAGAAGATAGCTTAATAGTAGCTGCACATTCTGGTCTTAGGATTCCATG